AAGCGCGTGCTCAATATTGAGCTCATGGAGTGGCAAAAGCGCATCTGCAACGACGCCTTGACTGTGGATGCCGACGGCGACTTTGTGTTCCGTGAGGCGTGTATCAGTACGGCCCGACAGAACGGCAAGAGTCTGGTCATGCGAGCGGTCGCTGGGTTTATGGCTACCGAGTATGCAGCTGCACGTCGCGAACCTCAGACAATCGTGATTGTGGCCAACCAAAAGCGTCGGAGCATGGCCTTGTTTCGTGACGTGGTCCGCGACCTTGAAAATTTTGATTGCAAGGTTCGTTGGCAGAACGGTGACGAGCGGATCAACTTCCCAGACGGCTCGAGTATTTCGGTTGTCGCGGCGTCAGCTCACGCGCACGGTATGACTGCGTCAGTTCTACTAGTTGACGAAGTCTGGGACATTGGTCCCGATGTTGTGTTTACGGCTTTGAGGCCGTCGCAGATCGCGGTCAAGAATCCGATGATGATGATGTTCTCAACTGCTGGCGATCAGGGCTCTACAGTGTTGTTGCAACTTAGAGAACAGGGCATTGCGGCAATTGACTCGGGCCAACCGACGGCGCTCTACTTTGCTGAGTGGTCACTTCCACCCGGTGTAAGTCTTGAAGATCGGTCGCACTGGGGCTGGGCAAACCCCGCCCTTGGGACAACAATCACGGCCAAAGCTTTGGAGTTGGCTTACGATTCGCCGAACCGTCAAGCGTTCATTCGTGGCCACCTAAATCTGTGGGTAGATTCAACAAACTCTTATTTGCCAATTAACTTATGGAACGATCGCAAATTCGACCGACCAGCGCCGCCGACTCAGTGGCTCACCATTGACTCATCGGTTGATGACTCGCGGTACGTCGGAATCTCAACCGCTTTTGATGACGGTCGCGTGATCGTCTCGGTCGCGTTCGTTGTCGAGTCAGCTGCACAAATGTGGGAAGAAGTTGTGCGGATCATGCACGACCAAACCGTGAAACTTGCTGTCACCCCATCGCTAGAAATTCACTGTCCCCCAGACTTGCGTCGTCGTATGCAAATCGTCGGCTACGCCGAGCTGTTGAAATGGACGGCCGCTTGTCGCGCCATGATCGTTGAGGACCGCGTCAACCACACTGGCGATATCGCATTGGCCGAACATCTCGCCCGAGCCGTGGCCGTCAAAACGGGCGGGTCAATTGTGCTCAGTTCGCAAAAGTCACCCGGACCCATAGAACTCGCTCGGTGTGCAGTGTGGGGAATCATGCTGGCGTCCAAACCAGTCAGGTCTAACAAAGCCGCTTTTGCTTTCGGGTAGGGGTACTTACATACAAGAAGTATTTGTGAGAGACTCGGAAGCGATGGCTCTTTTCGGTAGCAAGAAAGTTAATGCGACCCCCGCGTTTGCGTCTGCTCCCGTTCAGGCAGCAGCTGGTTCAGCTGCGCAGATCGGCGACTTTTACGCGTACTCTGTCGGGGAGTTGCAACGACTCGCTCTGTCTGTGCCGACCATTTCGCGTTCAATTCAGATGATCGCGTCAATGGTCGGCTGCTTGGAACTTAAGCATTACACCACCCAATGGACGGGTGAAGATTATGAAGAAATCTATTTAGAAAACGAATCATGGATGGATCAGCCCGATCCTCGCGTGACTCGAAACTTCATTTTCTCTCAGCTCGTAACCGACCTCATTTTGTGGGGGCAGGGCTTTTGGTATGTCACCTCACGGTCGTCCGCTACTGGCCGTCCGCTTTCGTTTGAATGGCTACCCGCCGCAATGGTCAGTCTGGGCGACCAGCAGACCGCACAGCGTTTCGGACCGTCCAATGACATCATGTTTAACGGCGTCCAACTCAACACTGATGACGTTATTCAATTCTTGGCACCGTCGCAAGGTCTGCTCTATACGGGCAACCGCGCAATTGCTACAGCGATCAAACTGCAACAAGCATCGGATCGTTTTGCTGTCAATGAGATTGCTGCCGGGTGGCTTCAGCAAACCGACGCATCCGAACCAATGTCAGCCGAAGATCTTTCAGAACTTGCAGCTGCTTGGCGTAACGCTCGACAAGTTGGTGCCATTGGCGCACTTAACAGCGTCGTGACTTTCAAAGAGTTCTCCAGTGACCCGAACAAGTTGCAACTAATTGAGTCGCGTCAATTTCAAGCACTTGAACTGTCTCGGGCCACTGGAATCCCCGCATACCTTTTGGGCATCGGCGTACAGGGCTACACCTACCAAAACGCACAGTCTGCACGACAAGACCTTTACTTGTTCGGCGCAAAACAATATTTGGATTGCATTGAACAAACCTTGTCAATGAACAACATTCTGCCCCGTGGCCGTTATGTCGAATTTGACATTGACGACTATTTAGCAGAGAACGATTTAACAAGCGTTGCTTACGAACCGTCAGCAGAAGAACGCAGATCAGAGGAAATGGCATGATTCGACTTACAGCCGATCTACCCACACTTGACTTCGCAAAATCAGAAGAAGACGCACCAGCGTCAATATCTGGAATTGCAGTTCCGTGGGCACCAGTCACCGCGACCGTTTTAGGCGGACAGCGTGTGGCATTTTCGCGAGGCGCTTTTGATATCAATCAAAAAGCCGCGAAGCTCATAGAAGGGCATGACCTTACGCAGTTACGTGGCACCGTTAACGCTCTTGCCGATTTTGAAGAGGGTCTCGGCTTTACCGCGACTTTCGCAAAAACGAGAGCTAGCGCGGATGCAATTGAGCTGATTCGCTCAGGCGCTTACGATGCAGTGTCAGTTGGTGCAGAGGTCCAGGAGTCGTATTACGACAAAGAACTGAAAGCCACCGTTGTCACTCGCGCTTCGCTAGTTGAATTGTCTTTGGTCGCCGTGCCAGCGTTTTCGGGCGCAGAAATACGCGACCTAGTTGCTCAGGCCGACGAACCCGAAGAAGAAATCCCAACAGAAACAACCCCAACAACACCATCCGAGGAGGATGAAACCATGTCAGAACCCACAAGCGTTGAAGCCGCAATCGCGACTCAACCGATCTATGCAACCGCCAAGCGCGAATTCAAATTGCCGTCAATGTCCGAATACATTTCGGCTTTCGTTCGTGGAGGAAGCGATTTCGCACAACTCAACGAAAACATTCGCGCCGCAGCTCCCAACGTGACCACGCCTGACATCCCCGGTGTGATCCCAACCCCCATCATCCAAAATGTGTTCAACTCGTTTGTCGGCTCGCGCCCTCTCGTTGATGCCACCACGCTTCGACCCATGCCTCAGGGAGGCTCAGTCTTCATCCGCCCTGTAGTGAATGTTCATGGATCAGTGGGTACTGCCACACAGAACACGACCATCACCGCCTCGGCTTTCGGCATTGACGACATTCAGATCACCAAGACCATTCAGGGTGGCTATGTTGAAATCAGCGAAGCCGCAATCGACTGGTCACAGCCTGAAGCACTCGGACCGTTGCTTGACGACATGGCTCGCGTGTACGCAGACCGCACCGACTTGCTCGCTTGCTCGGAATTGCAGACTGGCACCACCAACAGCAACAACTTCGCTAACGCATCAATTGCTGACCCGGCTTACTGGGTTGAGTGGATGTACACCGCAGCTGCCGACATTTTGACTGGTTCAAATGGCAACTTGCCGTCCATCTTGGCTGTGTCACCGAACGTCTGGAAGTTGATGGGCAGTTTGTCCGATACCGCTGACCGTCCGTTGTTCCCACAGGTGGGCCCAATGAACGCATACGGTTCGCTCAATGTCGCTTCAACACAGGGCGCGTTTGCTTTCGGTTTGCGCGTCGTCGTTGACCGCAACTTGACCTCGGCTGGTATGACCATCCTTGACCCCCGTGCACTCGAGAACTACGAAATGGCGAAGGGTGCAATTTCCGTTGAAATGCCCTCACAGCTCTCACGCCAAATCGCGTTCCGTGGCTACTGGGCATCCAAAGTCATTGACCCAACCCTCACCATCAAGGCCGCTTTCGTCTGATAGACGGAAACTTCGAGAGGATCTGAATCATGGCCGTATTTACCGTCACGCACGCACAACGTGTAGACGACTACGCCGTGATTCAGACCCTTGAGGCCACAGATATCACGATCGGTCAAACGATCGTTGTTGCAGGAGTAGGGAACAATTTTGATGCGACTTACATCGTTCAGGCTGTCCCTACTTTTCTGTATGTTGGTATCGGCGTACAAGGTGACTTTATATTTGATTACGAAATCACCATCACGAATCAACTACTTGTCAAATCAAATTTCGATAACTATCAAAGAGCTTCAGCGACTGGAACAGTAACTTGGACCCAGTCCTGCACTTGGTTGTCATCAGTTGCCCCGGTACAAGAGTTTCTTGGGATCGCGTCGGCCACGGCAAATGACACCGCGTTCCTCACTACTTGTGTCGCAGCTGCAAACGCTTGGTGTTTCAGGCGTCGCGTACAGGCTGGCTACCACGACAGTCTCACGACCGTCCCTGACAGTTCAGTGCTGTTAGGAACCACGCTTTACGCCGCAGGGCTCTACCGTGAACGCGGGACCACTGGAGACAGTTACGCGTCGTTTGGTGACATGACAGGGCCACCGCTGATGACATTGGGTCGAGTCAACCAGTTGCTTGGCGTTAAGAGATCGCAGTGCGCTTAACATGGCCGGCATT